GTTTGTTATAGGGCGAATAGGGAGTACATCTGTTCCGTTGTCTACCCAAACCTCCTCTGATAATAGAAGTTGTCTTAAAACCTCGTTATATTGCTCATCAATGAATCCTGTGTTCGCTTGTAGAACCTCTCTTCCGTTTGCGTTGAATGTTTTTACTTGATGGTCTTGTTCAGAGTATAAAATACCAGTAGAGAAATCCATTATGCTTCTCTTGTAGTTCTCGCTTCTTACATTGAGTGTAGTGGTGTTCTTTTTGAAGAACCATACATTCTGTAATGCTCCAAACTTGTTATAGAAGATAACATTCAAAGGTGAGTACTTAGGCTCGCAGATCTCTTCTAAAGTGATGATAGTTGTTCCAGCGGTTGTTCCTGAAGTAATCGTAATTGTATCACCATCATCAAGTGCAGCAGATAAAGCAAGTCTGATATATTGAATCTTTTGGTTTGAGTTACCATTGTCTGTGATAACAATCGGAGTCAAAGCATAACCCCAAGACACATCGTACGCTTCCCAAAACTCCTCCACTACATTCCATTGAACATCTGCCCCTCCCGCTGAGGTTAGAGTGATCGTAGATAAATCTTCAGCCCATATAGGGAAAACAATGTCTTGACCTTCGTTGTAGTATATAATCGTATTTGATTGGAGAAGCTGCTTAGATAGTTCATTGGTCTGAATACCATCTTCAAAGTATCTATATCCATCAACTGCGAGTCTTGGTGTGGCGGTAACTAAAGAACCTGATGTTGTTCCGTTAGCATTGTAAATTTGATAATCCCACTTGAACCACACAGTTTTTGTGGAATAATCACCATACGAAGTAGTAAGATAATCTCGTATCAAATCAGCAACTTCAAATACTGCGTACGAGTTACTACCTACTGGAGACTTTCTTAAACTATAAACTGCTGATGTGGTGTCCGAAGACAATCCTTCCCAAACATATAGCCTCACATCAACATATTGTGTACTACTTAAACTTATTTTAAAATAGTAAGGGCTTCTTACATTGGCTTTTTCACTCATCTTGTAAATTCTAAAAGGTCATCAATATCTAATGCAAATTTCTCTATAATGTCTTCAGGTAATCTGATAAACGCTTTCTCAAAAGGCTTAGTAAAGAATAAAGAAGGTTTAATCCCCTTCTCAAATATGCTTCTTTGCAACATAAACCCTATGCTCTCGTAATTACCTTTCTTGTATCTTCCTTTCTCATCTCTTAGTCTTATCCCTCTTTTCTTTGCCCAATCCGCTAATGGTTGCATAGGAGGCTTCTTGTTCGAATAAGAGTAGATCGTATTGTATTTCTTTTTTGTACCACTTACACCTTTGTCTTGATACTCTCCATATTCAGGCATAAAGAACTCTAAGCTGAACGAATTAGGCATCACATTTAAATCATACCCCAAAGAGTTATAAAGGTCTCCAGAAACATTCTTTCTCCCCTTAGTTAAGTTTGTCCTCGATTGTTGAATGACATACTTAGCAAATCGGTTTAACTCCTCTCTGGTTCTTTTAAAATCAGCAGACATCAATATCGTTTTCTATCATTACATCGAATGTTGCAGTCCATCCTGCGAGTTCATTCTCAAACCTATCCTTAAAAGGCTCTAAGGTAACATCTCCTACCACTTGGTAAAGGTCTCGGTATAATGTTCCGATTCTTAGTCTTTGAATGAGTTTATTGAGAACAGTAAGCTGAGTATTAAAAACATCTTGTTCGTTATTGTTCCCCACAAATATATCAGTAGTTTCTTCCTTGCTTACATCTACAATATCCATCGATAGAATACTGATGTTAAACGATAGTGCATTCTCACCACTTGTAACTGAGTTTACTATCAAATGAGAAAGTGGAAATATACTTTGCTTGTACAAATCCACTTGGGTGATGTCTCCGAATGTTACTGTGTTTACATCCTCATCGTTTAGGAGTTGCTCCTTAATCAAATCGGTAAGTAAATAAAATCCTCTTATTCCCGTATTCATATCTTGCTTTTAATTTGTCTTGCTTCTAAGTCGTTCTTCTCTTTTAAGAATGATAACATCATAAAACACTCGTGAGCGGTTAGTTTAGTGATATCTTCAAATCGTGTAATATCCCCCTGAGCGAGTGAGTAAATTGATTGATACCAACCCCACTTTTGTCCGAACTGAGATACTGCACTAAGCGTGTCTCCTGAGACTCCTCCAAATAGTTCATCATAGCTTGTGATAAGTCGATTCCTAAATGATAAAAAAAAAGCACCGAACTTATAACTGCATCCATCGGCATATCCTTCATCAACTCACCATCTCCAGCTTCGTAGTCTACAAGATTGTATCTCTCTCCGTATTTCTCTTTGATAGGTCTGTAAAGAACTGCCATCGCTCTGTGCATATTCTCCCAATCACCTAAGTAAGTATCTAAGTCGATATATTCGCCAAGACTAATCTCATCAAGATTCGGAATGAACCCATACTCCACACCTTTCATCTTGAACTTACGAACAAGGTTAGGTTTTGAGTTAAACATATCTGACAAGATCTCCGTGATAGCGTTTACATCACTCATCTTCATTTTCATAGTGTCTGTGAGTTTAATCCCACAAAAGATTTCGAGCATCTTGCTTTGTAGGAACTTCTCATCACTTTCATTATCTTGTATCTTGACATACCTCTGATATTGGTCAAGAGTGATCTCGGATAATTCGCTTGGTATAATAACTTCAATCTTCATAACTATATAACGATTTTTTAGACCTATTTTAAAACAAAAAAGGGACAACATCTCTGCTATCCCCTTTCTGACTAAAAATCAACCTTAATTTATATTGCCTGTATTGCTTCTCCTAAAAGCATAAATCCAATCATTACTATCATACCTACTGCGTAAAAGCTAAGTAAGTAAAAGATGTTCATCGGGTCTCTTTGTAAAAACTTTTTCATATCTATCTGTTTTGTTACACCAAAGATATAAAACTATTTTAATCCACCAAAACTTTTTTTATCTAATTGCGTAAGTTCCGTAGTTCGGTTTAGCAAGTACATTATAAGTCGCATACCTAAACGCATCTATTAAGTGGTCGTTTCCATCTTGTGGAATGTTGGTTAGCTTACCACTCTTGTCTTCTATCCATTTGTAGTTTCTCATCTCTTGGACAAAGTTATCCCCTATGACATTTAGCTTATGTCTTTTTAGTACATCGATTCCTGCGTGAACAGAGTTAGCACCTTTCTTAGTTGGTCTGATAGGTATTCCCATTCTTCTTAGTTCTTCTATGATTTCAGGTCTTGCTGAGTCCGCATAGATGATTCCCTTTAACTCAACCTCTTTAAGATACTTCGCTATATCGTATCCAGTCATATTAGTTCTGTAAAGTAACTCTCTTGCATATAAAGTATTCTCTTTACGATACACCTCAACAAATGTAGTTGGGTCATTGAATCCAAAGTCCATTCCGTAAGATAAGAACTCTGCATCCTCTGGAACTTCTGATTCTTGGAACTGAAATATAGTTGCTTTAGATATTCCCCTTTGACCAAGTCCGTATATCTGCCAATATGTTTCATCAGTTTCTTTGAGTCTTTCTATCTCTTCTATGATAGTCGGATCTAAGAACGGATTGTCTTTATATGTAGTTACAAAGTAATCACAGTCTTCTCGTGTTACTACCTTGTCGTATATCCAAGAGTATTCATCTGATGGGTTATAGTCTAATATGATTCTACCAGATGTTCTGAAGATTAATTGTTGCCAATCCTCGTATGTTAGTTCGTTCGCCTCATTGATAAATAGCAAATCTCTTTTACGACCTCGTATCTTTTGAGGTTGGTCTAAGGATATAAACTCGATGAGGTTGTCGTTTAGAATGTACTCATTTGCACTTTTAGAATGGTTATCTTCTGAGTAAAGTTCGTACTTCTTTAATATCTCAAAGAAATCCCTCATAACGGTTGCACGAACAGAAGGGAAAGTCTTTCTAACTATTGTAATGGTTTCTCCAGTATGCTCACGAGTATAAGCAAAGATAATCCACATTAAAATGTTATAGGTCTTCCCTGAACGAGTACCGCCTTGTTCGGCAATTATCTTCTTATCGGATTTAGCGAGATGTCTAAAAACTTTGTTAGTCGTTATCTCCATCTATGATTCGTATGTCAAAGAGTTTCTTTCCTTCAGATCCTGTTATCTCTTGTCTCTCTACATATCCTCGTTTCTTAGCGATTGTCTTTAAATAAAAGAATATGCTCTGTTCTTTTCCTGCTTTGATGTTCTCAAGTAGTTTTGATTCTGCTAAGTCTAACAATCCCTCTTGGATTTCATTTACACTTTGTTTGAAATCTTCATCATCTTTCATCCAATCATAGTAAGTTTTTCGTGTAATGTTTGCGGCTCTACACGCTTCACTAATGTTCCCTGCTTTAGAAGCAAATATCTCTAAGAATTTATCTTTATTGTGCATACCCCTCGTTTTGTGTATAATTTGTTTACTTATATAACGAATTTAAATGCTTGTTTTAAACATACTTGATTTTTAATCGGTTGGTGATTTTTCCTTTGAGTTGTCCTTGTATGGTGTTTCTATGTATGTTCAGATCTTTGGTTGCTTCTGAAATAGAGTTGTATGTCTTATCGTTTAATCCGCAGTATATCTTCTTAGATGCGAATTGATTTTGATTTCTTTTGTTTACATATGAGAGTTGTGGTTTATTGAATCTTAGTCCTCTAACATATAGTGATGCAAGGTTTCTATCAAGTGCTAAGTCTTTAGCTGCTTCCTT